TTTTTCTTTTTTATGATGACATTTGTATTAGCAATAACATCTAGAATAATAAGAAAAAAACGTATTACACTAATACAAGACGATATGAATCGTGATGTAAATAAAATATTATCATCATTACATGATTGGACAGATGATCAAGTGATAGAATTACTTAACCAACCATCCTCTAATCCCGAAAGTGCTATAAATGCTTGGAGACAAGCAACTGATACTTCAATTAATCGTTATGAATGTTCTGAAGAAGAGGCTAAAGACATAATTAAGCTCCAAGGAACTTACAGTTTAATTAAGGCTATCAGAACCTACTCCGTCTTATTATCAACAAATTCAGAAATGCAAAACTATATTCATAGCAGCTGGGGTGAACTTAAAAAAACTTTTAGAGAAAACAAAACTAGCAAAAATGATAACAATGACATTAAAAATTTGTTCGTAAACTTTACCAAAGTTATTATAGATAGTGATATTGCAAGCAGTAAAGATTCTGCGACTAGCAAGATAAAATAAAAAACGCCCAACTGAACATTACAGTCGGGCATTTTTTAAGTTATTCAGTTTTCTTATCTTCCGTTTTACCAAACCCGTTGGCGAAACCATCAATAATAGAGGTAATCGACTTCGTAGCCGTTTCATTCAACCCGGTTGAAGCAAAACCAGCCCATACACCTAGCACGATGTCTTGCACTAACTTTGTGTCTTTGGTGTAAAGTGATAAGCCTACTGCTACCAAGGCACCTACAATTACAGCTATTAAGGGTAACAGATGATTATTAATTTTGGTAGGTTTTAGCACCTGCACAATTAACCACACGATTACTAAAATCGCGATATTTGAATCTACATTAAATGTCATTATTTCTCCTTATTTAATCGTGGCAAAAGCTTTCATCATGCTAACGGGTTCACCACCAATTTCAACATTGATAGTTGTTGCTGTTTGACTAATCACCTTGTACTTACCGTTCAAAGTGAAGTACTCCATACGTCCGTTATTGCCTTGAATATATTGATTACTCAACTTGTTACCGTATTTATCAGTCAATGTCATAGCTGAAATAGGAATATAGTTGTTGTAATCAATAGGCTTGATGCTCATATCAAAGTTAACACCATACATTTTGTTGTTATAACCTACCCAGTAGTCAGCGACATAGACCCCACTGAATGTAGCGTATTGAGTCTTAGCTGGTGTACTTGGTGTGTTCGTTGATTGTGTTGCCTTTGAAGCTACCTTCTCAGCTGGCTTATCGTTGTCTAATGAACCGTTAACCATCACATTTCCATCAACTCCGTAGTGATTATCTGCATACTGCCAAATCTTCACGTTGGAATAGTTAGGGAAATATTGCATAGGTGGTGTTGCTTGATGTGCTGTAGTTAAGTACCAAGCTAACCACAAAGCGTTAGGATAACGAGCGTTAATACGACTTAAATCAACGTATGAGTTCACATAGCTAGTGTAGCTATAAAACATAGGCTTATAGCCAGCTGCGTAAATCTGATCCATGAACGTCAGAATAGCTGTGGTGTTGTTAGCCTTGTTAGCACCAGCACCTGCTTCGTAATCCAGAGCAATGTAACTACCCTTAGCTAATCCAGCATTCTGTGCATCTTGTACAGCTAGTTGTGCTGAATACTGTGCATCACTGACTGAATCACCAAATTGACCCCAGAAATAGCCACCTGTTTGCATACCAACTGCATCAGCATTATGAATTTGTGCGTAGGCTTTAGGATTGCTGTAATGGCTACCCTCACCGCCTCCACGTCCACCTAATTTAACTATTGTGAATTTATCACCATAGCTCTTAAACTGGCTAAAATAGCTCGTGGTTGTGCCTTGATAACTAGCAACATCAATACCATTAGTATTGGCTGATACACCTGAAATCGTGGCAACTAAAAAGGCAACTGCTCCAATCGAAGCAATCACCAATCGTTTTAATTTATTCAATTATCATACCTCCTTGTGGCTAGGCATTCCGCTTAGCTTCGTGTTCTGCTGCTATATCTTCGACTTCTTTAAACGCCTTGTTGGGAACGTAATCCGAAATCGGCAATTCACGGCACTTCTGATATATTTTCTCACCAGTGCCGTTACCGCCTAAACCTTTATAAGCTTGCCAAGTATACTCTAAGTCATCTAACTCACTCAACGTAATAGCACCACGGACGATATAATGACCGCCTTTCTCATAAAGTTGTGAATGAAGCGTTGCTAAACTAGCATTTTTCAGCAACTTAAATTGTCCACTCCAAACTTTGATCCACCCAAAAATTGACGTACCAGTTAGACCTACAATCAAAGCCCCAAACCAACCTATCTCATCAAATAATTCCTTTATCGCCATACGAGTTACTCTGTTGTTTCTGCCGGAGCGTCTGCGATAAGCGCTTGAATTTTAGTCTTGGCTGCTGCCTTGATGTCATCTTCTGTTGATGTAATACTAATACCGTCTTCTAGTGTAACCTGCAAGTTTCCGTTCAAGCTGTTTGGAAATGTGCCTGCGTTAAATGAAACAGACGCATACTTCAATGTCAACTTACCGTCAACAAAGCTAAATTGTAAATCTCCAACTGTCATATTCATGATTATCTCTCCCATGTGCTTTTATTTATCGGGCGTCGCACCCACGCGGCATTTTTTAAGCATACTGGCTACATTTTTTATTTTTCTAAAATATCTAAAAGATCATTATATATTTCAGCTTCTGGACCATTCAATTCTTTTTCATAGTTTTCAAGAGCGTTTTTAATTCTATCAAATTGTCCCTCAATTGACTCGCTTATAATTATTTTTTCATTTCGCAATTCAGATTGTTCTTTTACGAAGTCTCTTTTTACTTCCTGATTATCAAAAGTTACAATGCCATTATCTCCAACGGTTCCCTTAAATTCTTCAACCATTTTTTCTTCGTCACTATTAAGTTCTTTTGTAAACTCTAAAATTGATTTGTTTAACTTTGTCCTTGCTCTTGATGAGGCGCCAACCAGACTTAGTTCATTTAAAAAGTTATAAAACGGTACTAATTGACCTTTTTTTACGCTAATTTCCATTATTTATTCTCCTCATCAAATAAAGTCCTTTGTTCTGCAGTTGCTGCTATCATCATTGCATCTTGATCAATTTTTAGAGCATCTTCATCTAAATAACCAAAATACGGTTGACCCGACGCATCATAACCAAGCATTTTTTGTGCTCCTTCTGTACGAACCACAACCTTTTCATCAGTAGTAATAACAGCAGTCATTTTAGCAATCACTTGACCTTCACTATCCTTGTGGTCCGCCTCTAAAACTACTTTCTTTTTTATATCCATTTTAACTCCTTATATATCTACTACAGATCTTCTTGCATCCGTGTCAAACATAAATAACTTGCTCCAACCAAACGCAACTCCCGCTCCACCTAACGCCGTTGAGCTTGCAGAACGTATGGCTGGTAGTTTTTGATTGGGTATATCACTCCAACTAACCCATCCTATTTGTAATCCACTTTGTGCGCCATTAACGTTAATTATATTCGAATTTAAGTTAACGTTATCCATAAAGTTAAATCCTGGTGTAATTCCTAAATTACTAGCCGCGCCTTGACTTGACCATTTCATCTTTGGTCGTAATGTTCCGTTGGCATCTCCTGTAACACCCATGCCCATTTCATCACCAGCCCAAAAGTCAGAACCAGTTCCATCATAGTGTGAATCACCTGGATTCGATGAGTGATACAAGTTCAACTTGAGAAATACACCGTTCTGGTTTTGCCCATCCGGATTATAAGAAACACTAACACCTCCCATATTTTCAATACCACCACTAGCAGTATTTTTCATTTTGAAGTTCAAATTACCCACGCTTAGTTTTGTTTCTGCTCCAGTAGAAGCCAAAAACTTAAGCTCTGTACTGTCTATTACAGCAGTAGAATAAATTGAATTCCAATTAGAACGTATGAAACTACTTACATCACCTGTCAAACTAGCTACGTTAATATTAGTAACGTTTACTTGGTTACCATTTAGTGTTCCGACTGTCATATTTGAAGCATTAAGATTTCTAAAATTACCACCTAATGCATAAAAGTCACCAGTCACTGTCGTATTGCCATCTAATGTAATGTTCTTACTGATAAGGCTCATTTGAGATGCATTTCCAACAATTCCACTGGTTATCGCTCCGATGTTATCTGAAATACCAATGCTCCAATTATCTTTGAATAACGAAAGAATTGTTTGATTATTATTGTTCGTTCCAGCGGTGTAACCACCTGCAACAAGTTCTTGTACCCCAACATAAGGTCGTGCGACATAAACATTTCCATTTCCTCTCATTTGGTATCTTAGATAGAAATTTTTAGAAGCACTGTTAACAGTTATTCTTTTTCGATAGTTAGTCCAAGAACTATTAGAATCGCCTAACGTACCAGTTATACTAGTTTGCGCGACCGTTTTCATATCCGCGTCGGCTTCAATGAGATATACAATTAGGTAATCCGTCCCTGTGCTACCAATTGTATTGGCTTTTACGTCCACTGATACATTCAACGTAGTACCAGTAAAGCTAAAATTAGACCAAGAAAGAGAATCCAAGAAGCTATAATCTCCATCTAATGAATTTTGGTTATAACCCATTGATTGGACACCGTTGTAAGACACCCCTGCTGAATAATACCATTTCTTTTGACCACTTGGCGTCCAGTTGACAATGCTGTTTGTAGCTGAGCTGTCTGTTAGAGAGCTATCTACAATCAAATTGTTAGCCGAAACGGTAGCTAAGAAAGCGTCGTTCGTTTGCGTTAACTGCGATTGTAGACCAGAATCATAACTGGTAATAGTTGACTGAGTGAAATTTTTAGCGCTTTGCAAAGTGTTTGAATCGCCCGTATTGCGATCAGTTATTTCTTGTGCAATCTGATTTGACGTTTGAGTTAGCTTTGTTTGCATACCAGAAATGTTATTGGTTGCTGTGCTGATATTCCCTTCGGCTGTTTGAACGCGAGATGTTACAGAATTAATGTCTTTACCTTGTTGCGTTACCGTGTTAGTTATTCCATCAATAGTAATCTGTTGAGCAGCAATTTTTCCGTTGTTACTATAATTACCTTGGACGTACGAACCAACTGTTGAATTAAACACCAACATTGGTTGAGAAATTGTCAATATATCTCCGTTTTCATTACTCCAAACGCCAACAAATACAGAAACAGAATCGGTTGGTATCGTTAGTCCTTCTAAAATTAATTTTGTGTTTTGGGAAGATATAGACTTTTGAGCGACAATGGTCCGTTTTCCGGCAGAATCATAACTGTCTACTGTAAATGTTCCTGTACCGGTGTTATCTCCAACAAATATAGAAGCCGACAAAATTCCGTTTGGTCTGATATTGGTGATTTGTTGTCTAAAATTGTTCCAATTATTATTATTTGCCGTAGTTAGTTTCAACACATTGGAACCGTCTATGACGCCGTAAATTTCTGGAGACATTCCGTTTGGAACCCAACCTTCAAAATCTGGACTAAACTCCGTATTGAATAGCTGGTTGGTTTGTCCTAAGTTATTTACTTTGCCTTGGATATCAGAAACGCTACTTTCGATACCGTTAATATCAATGTTGACTTGTGATATTTTAGCCGTGTAATCGTTTTTTGCACTATCTAAATCGGTTTTTGTAGCACGAAGATTAATAGCGTCTGTATTTTGAGAAATCTTAGTTTCTGCTGCTGCAACACGATTATCGTTAGAAGTCTTATACGAACCAATAGTAGTTGTTGCACTATCAGCGGTTTGTTGCGCTTTGGAAACCTTAGTTGTTAAATCACCTGTTTTGGTGTCGTAATCAGTTTGACTAACTTTAGTAGCCACTTGATTAGCCGTTTGCGTAATATCAGATTGAGCTTTGGTTATGCGTCCATCAGCGTCCGCTTTATAGTTTTGAATTGATAACGTCGCTTGGTCTGCTGTTAATTGAGCTTTTGAAACTCCCTCAATATCACTGTACGAACCTTGAACATAATCACCAACGGTGTTATTAAACACAAACATTGGCTTTGAAAACGTTAACTTTGCATTAGCTTGTTGCGCCCACAAAGAGAAATATACACTTTTTGAATCATCAGGAACCACCAAGTTTTGTAATGTGAATAACCCCGATTTTGTCAAACTAACCGCTCTGATAATCGTTCGAGTTCCACTAGCGTTATAACTATCTATTGCTAACGACCAGTTCGTTCCATCAGATTCAGATATGAGTATGGAAGCAGATAATACAGTCCCTGGAACTGCGCTGATTATTTTTTGTCTATAAGATTGCCAAGACGTTGTTGCACTATGAACCAATTTTATAGAATTAGAACCGTTAACAGGAGTTCCTAAAGTAGGAACGAAACCGCCGTCGTTAGCGGCTCCCCAACTAGCAAAGTCCGGGTTGAACTCCGTATTTATCAATTGGTTTGTCTGTCCTAAACTATTGACTTGATTTTTTATGTTTGCAACCGAAACATCGACCCCATCGGCTCGGCTTTGCAGTGTAGTAATTGAACCCGATTGATCACCCTGAACTGTTTGGATATTGCTAATTGTCTGCTTAGTTCCGTTTGCGTCCGATTCAATACTATTCATTCGAGAATCTTGCTGACCATCTTTTTGATTGATAGAAACAATATCTTGTTTAGATTGATTTGCTGTTTGCGTAACCGAGTTGACATCAGTAGTCAATTGACCAGTCTTGGTGTTGTATTCGGTTTGGCTAACCTTGGTCTTAACTTCATTCAATGCTTGTGTAGCAGTTGATTGTGCTGTTGTAATCTTACCATCAGCATCTTGCTGGTTTTGCGTTATTTTAGAAGTTAAGCTAGTTGCGGTATCATCAATCTTTTTATTAATCGTACCATCTGCTGTTGTAGCAGCATCAATAGCATCTTGCTTTGCTTGGTCTGCATACCCATTAGCTTTTATATCTAGAGCAGCTACGGCGTTTGTACGGTCAGAAATTTCTTCTTGCAAGTCAGTTGTCAACGATTGCTTGGCAGTGTTTAGATTGTCAGTAGCTGTATCTAACGTCTCTTGAGCAACCGTGGCAGTGTTGGCTTTCGCGTCAGACAAAGCCTTGTCTGCCATAGCTTGTGCCTTGTTGTTGAAGTCGCCGTCTTTGATAACTAAATCAGCCTGCGACTTAGCAATGTCGTTCATCACCTCTTGTTGAGAAATATTGTTCTGTTCGATTGCTGTGGCAGTATTTTCATTTGCCTGTGCTATCGCTTCATTTACGCCAGCCTCTATTTGCTCACCCATTTCTGGATCAATACGTTTTTCCCAGTAGTACGTTCCGTCTGCTTTTTTAGTATAGATGTATAATACTCGTCCATCGCCGCTTTGGACCCATGCAAGATCACCCTCATTGGCAGTTTTTGGTAAATCGTTAATGTCATTTAGATAATATGATTTGTTCTTTCCATTTGCCGCAATTAAAGCAATGTTAGCATCTGTTGCTGCCTGTCCAGCAGAAATCACCGCATCTTCTACCTTATTGGCTATCGAAGCGTTAGCATCTTGATATTTTTTCGTTAATCCAATATCCCCAGCTGTAACACTATAACTAATACGTGTACCGTCAGCAGCAAATTCATCGTCGATACTGATAATACGAATTCTTTGTTTGAAATCTAGGTTCTCGTCAACGGCAGTAAGCCAATCACCGACGTTAGCCATTTTGTAAGGATACCCAGCGACAGATAAATCATATAAAGACAAATTAACGGAAATAGAGAAACTAGTATCAACTTGAGATTTGACAGCATCTAATAAATTAGATTCAATTGTATAGCGTTGGTCGTCAATAGGTTCTGCTTGTAACTTTCCGTACACACTTGCTAATGGGCTTGTGTAGGTCACGTGCAACCTGTCACCAGTCATATTTTCTTGGTCCGCGTAAGCTCCAAAACCTTCACCATAAGTGACAAAACCTGATGCATCATTTTCTATTGTCATATCGGACAAGTTGAAACCATATCGAACAATAGTAGATAGGTCCGTTCCAATGTTTTTAAATATTGAAACAAGCGTGCCATTTATCTCAAATTCCCCCTCAATGCTAGTAATAACGTCATTGAACAAGGAAAGCTTATTCTTCATCCCCCAATTGTCTTTTGCAATAGCATTAGGGTTGAAATTTAGTGCATAGGAATAACCCGTGTTAGCAAATATTTGATCTAAATACCACTTAATCGTGTGGCTGCCGCTGGTTTCTGAATAGAGAACATTTTTTGCCATGTCCCAGAAAAACTTGTGAATTGCATCGAACGAGACACTATTATCGTTATCATTACGTTCAAAATAAGTGACTATATAAGGTTCATTGTCAAATTCAAGCGACCAGCCTTTGTCAATTTTATTTAATACATCATCGCCATCATACAACGTACCAGTTAGTGATTTTTCGCCGTTCAGCGCACTTTTACGTTGTATAGTCCCGACCGCAAGAAATTTATTACCAGCGATATTTTTAAATGTAATCATAGGTATAACTCCTTGTAATCATGAATTTCCAGTGTTGCCGTAATTGAGCACGTAGCAGCTACCGTGCCGCCTGTTAACGGTTCTAGTACAAAGTATTCAAGATTGGTGTTGTCATTGACTGATAGCGTGTTTTTGAGATTATATACGCCACCAATCTTGAACACGTCGCCACTTGCCACAGTTCCGCTATAAGTCCATGTTCGCGAACCTATTTTGAGAGAAATAGAACTTGCTGCCTGCTTAGCAGTTAATTGTATGTAAAAAGGCACCTCCAATTGAGATGCCGTGACTGTTCCTGCATAAGGTATCGCATTTGTAATAGTAGCCGTTTTTGGCTTTGATTCTCCAAATGGCAATACAGCCGTTATGAAACTAATGCTTAACTTATAAATTTGGTTATTATTGACACTCCCAGCTAATTCTGGTGCAAACGTGTCCTCAAGTGTTACATAAAAGCGCTTGTTGCTTTCCACACCACCTGTTTGTCCTAACTTGTTGCCCGTTGTTTGCCCTGGTCTCTCAAAACCATATTGAGCAGCATCAGAATAGATTGGTGTGATGTAATAGGGTGTTGCACTGCCTAAAAGCTGATACAACCAATTACGTTTAGTTTCATAATCCGATTGGCTACTTGTTTGCATATAACCAGTGTAAGTTAACTTTTTCTCCAGATAGCCGCCTCCAAAATTCAATTTCCCGTTACGCCCTTTGAAAGATATAGTATTTTCAGTAAGACTAGGCGTACTTTCATCGAAATCAAAGGTGACAATGTTTTTACTGCTTAATCTCACACTCGTCGCGTTGTTTGTAATCAATAAATCCATTAAATACCTCCTGTAATCAATTTTGTCGTAGCCTGCCTACGTGCATTTTTACTGTTGACCGTCGTCGTAATTTTATCTCCAACGATTTCGTTGTGAACTTCAAAAACCGGTGCTTGTGTTGATTGTTCAGCAACCTCATCGCTTAATGCAGATAACCCACCATTTATTTGTCCGGCCACTCCTGTACTACTTGCTGTCAGTTGAGCACTAGCCGCGTATTTCTGTTGTCCAAACTCATCAGCAATCTGCCCTGCATAAGACGAAACCGACTTTTTAACATCAGCAAAGTTTGCATTTAAGGAGCTTCCAAATCCACCCATAATTGCAGTACCGGCGGGAATAAGCAATTTCTTATCATAACTAATCGGCCCCTTATGGGCTTTGATCCAACTAGCGATACCACCAACGAAAGAAGTTATAGCTCCCCAAACAGACTTCAAACCATTTAAGAATCCGTTCATGATTGCACTACCGGCTCCAAACAAACTAAAGTTCATCGCTCCCATAATTGCGCCTTTAACACTGTTCCATATTCCAGAAACCCAACCAACAACACCGCCCCAAGCACTACGCAAACTACCAAATGCATTACTTGCCATGCTTCTAATTGTCGATACTATTCCACTCCAAGCACCAGATATTGCACTTCTTGCTGAATTCCACAATCCACTTACAAATCCTGATACTCCACTCCAAGCGCCACGAAGTGAATTAAAAGCATTGCTTGCCATTGATGAAACTACAGAAACAATCGCACTCCATATTCCAGAAATTATCCCTTTGGCTGAATTCCAAATAGATGAAACAACTCCTGCTATGGCAGACCAAATTGATTGTAGTGTGTGTACAGCATTGCTTGCCATCGAGCTAACAATACTAACGATTGTGCTCCAAACTGAAGAAACGACAGACGATACCGCATTCCATATTCCTGAAGCGATTGCTATCAATCCGTTCCATATGGACGATACAACATTAACGGTTGTGGTTACTATCGTTGTAATAGTCGTTAATATTACGTTCCATATTGCTGTTGCCGCCCCCACAATGCCATTCCATATTGCACTTATAATTCCAGCGAAACCGTTCCAAACAGCCACAATAGCATTAACGATTGTCGTGATTACCGTTACCAACACATTCCATATTGTAGTAAACAAAATGACGTTTGCTTGCCATGCCGCCGATAGGTAAGGCGCTAGAAAGTTCCAAGCAGCTACAATTCCATTGACGATAGCAGTAACTACTGCGACTATTCCGTTCCAAATTGTGCTAAATACAACTACAATTCCTTGCCATAGTGCACCAAGCAGAACACCTAATCCGACCCAAGCCATTTGTATGCCTAATATAACTGTTTGTACGACAATCAGGATTGTATTCCAAATGTCTTGAAATATAGAAACCAAATTAGCTAAAGATGACTGTAAAAACGACACAAAACCAGCCCATAGCGCCTGACCTGTTTTAGTCATTGTAAAGAAATAAACCAGACTGGCTACTAAGGCGACAACGGCGGTGACTACCAATCCTATAGGATTGGCGACTAGGGCTGCGTTAAATAGCATCATTGCAATTCTTGCTGTTTCGATAGCCGACTTAACACTTGTTATGATGGTTACAACGATTGAATAAGCCTTAAAGGCAATCAATAGAGCGCCAGCTGTTACAATGACAGCTTGGATAATATCTCTGACTGCTTGTATTTTCATAGCAGCAGAAATAAAATTAGCCACTGCTGTTATAACAGTTCCTATGATTGTTACAACATTACCAATGAATTGACCAACGTTTACAAATACCTGACCAGCTGTCCCGACACCCCCAAATGATTGTATTGTAGATTTAATAACTGACCATAACGCAGAAACAATTGAAACAACAGCTCCGATTACAGCTGTAACCGCGTTCCAAGCCGATTGTATGGCTCCTGTTGACAAAAATCCAGTGATTAACGAAACCACCGAATCTCTAACTACCCCAATAACGGTTTCTACAGCTGATAAAACAGAACCGACAGACAGCCAAGACGATTTAATTGATCCAGTGTTACTTATAACGGTAATAACAGAATTAACGATATTACCAAATGCTATAACGATATCCATAAGAGCGCTAAAAACCACAACAACAGTATCTGAAAGTTTATTAAAGTTCATTCCAGTTGTCACCTTAGAAAATGACCTAATGGCATTATCAGCAAAACTTTTGAACCCAGAAACGGCAGTATCGACAAACGACATAACCGTGTTTTTAATAAAATTAAACGCAGGCGCTAGCGCTGTTTTAAACGAGTTAGCTAAGTTTTGAATAGTCTTTCTAAACTGTTCACTAGTGTTATAGGCGTAGACAAAAGCGGCCACTAATGCAGCTATTGCCAATACGGCAAGACCTAGCGGGCTTATAAACAAACCTTTCAACGCTGTCCCCACAGTACTCATAACACTGCCTATTTTAGTTGCAGCGGTTAAAAACGACCCTGTTGCCAGAGTCGCTGCACCTATAATTGGAGACAATCCCAAGAAAGTTCTTATCCCACTTCCTATTGCACTGTTAGATGTAGTAGCCCATTCCAATGTGCTACTCATCATGTCAACAATACTAGAAATAACACCGGCACTCCCTGCCATTGCGGCGTTTCTTAATGCTTCCCAGTTACCACCAACTTGTTCAATCTTTGACCCCAAGTTTTTCTGCATTTCGTTGGCTTGATTATTAAGAAACGAAGTGGCAGTTGCCGTATCACCAGAAGCAGCTTGCATAGCCTTGCTATAAGCGTCCCAACTGGTAGTGGTATTGTCGGTCTTATCTTTGATAGATTTCATCAAAGGCAATATGGCAGCCATACCAGATGAACCAAACATAGTCTTTAATGCAGCCGCCTTGTCAGATGAGGACATACCGTCCATTGAATCTGCTATTTCATTTAATATTTGCGGCAAGGGCTTCATATTACCTTGTGCGTCATTGAAATTAAGACCTAAAGCAGCTGCTTGCTTTGCTGCTTTATCAGATGGAGCTTGCATAAGAAGTAATGCGTGGTTTAAATCCAATGATGCCTGTGCAGCACTGAAACCTTTGTTGGTCAGCAATCCAATAGCTTCAGATGTATCAGTCATGCTGATTCCGGCATTAGATGCAGTACCACCAATAGTTGCCAATGCTTGTTGCATATCCTCGATTGATGCATTAGATAAGTTAGCTGTTTCCGTCAAAATAGCAGCCGCTTGTTGAGGACTTTCCAACGAGTCGCCCCAGATGTTCATTGATTGTTGAACAACGCTAGCGGTTGTCTGCAAATCGGCGCCAGCAGCAGTAGCAGCTTCAGCAATAGCAGGAAATTCTTTCTTTATTGTTTCAAGCGACGCGCCATCTCGAGCCATTGCAACCATAGCGTCTGCGGCATCTTGTGCACTTATGGGTAAAACTGCACCCATGTGGTTGGCGACATCAGCTAACCCTTGAATATCTTTTGAAGTGCCTCCAGCAATAACAGCTGCCTTGTTCAATGAAGACTGAAAGTCACCAAATCCATTAACACTTTTGACCCCGAGTGCCGTTATTGCCGCCCCTGTTACCGCCAATGTTTTACCAATGCTAGATATGGCCTGGCTTGTACTGCTCATAGCGCTGCTGGTAGAACTGGAGAGTGATTTCATCGCTGATTGATAGTCTGATATATCAGCTCCAACGTGCGCAACAACTTCTCCGCCATTATATGTTGCCATTTTCACCCCTTTCTCCACCAAATGCAGTAGCTACTTTGCTATACAACTCAATTCGCTTTTGCTTGACAGTTTGCGCCTCTTCTGGCTTGTATGCCTGTTCGAGTAAGCGCTCCTCTTTAGCGCGATCAAATACCTTTTTAAATTTAGGTTTCTTTGCATTACTAAAATATCCGATATTTGCGGCTAATACAGCTAAGCGTTCACGTTCGTCAATGTTAGCCATTTGAACGCCTTTAATTACCGCATCCAACTCCCATCGATATAAGGTTAAGACCCAATCAATATCAAATATCCCGAATCTTGCACATGTCTCGATTAGAGATTGTCGTTCAGCAATTTCAGAATACGTTCGATGGCCGCCACTTGTTGCTCTACCTTTTCTGTTTGTATCTTCTTCTTCAGATTCGGAAGGGCTTCCTCGATGTTCTCCTTCTGCGTGATGATTGACTTCTTGAAAAAACCGCTATTTTTCAACTCATCCTTCAATTCGTCTAGCGTTTCATCAATCTTTTCACCTTCTTCAGTGATTTCATCAACCGCAGTAAATATGTCATCTTCCGGTGCTTTACCGACATTTCCAGCAACTTTAATAATGTCAACAATTACTGATGTGTCACCCATCAGGATACGAGTAAATAGATTTGTGGCACCGTCTCCTAGGTTGTTCCCGTTGTCATCAACGTTGCTAAAATCTCGGTTAGCATTAAACAAGGCCTTAAAGTTGAATTTCAAAGTTGATGTGTTCTTACCGATTGTTACTTCCATGATTTAATCCTCTTTCAATTGTTATGTAGAGGGCATATGCCCTTATTGTCCTAAGTCGTCAGATCCAAAGTCGCCAGTAGTTTCACCTGGACGTTCGAATTTGGCTAACTCTTCCAATGCTGATAATTGTTCATCAGTCAATGGGAATGTGCCGTCGGTCAATTTACCGATGATATTTAATGTGTAGTCAGCGCTCACCAAATCATCACCATCATCAATATCCAAGCTATCAACAACTCCATAGCCAAACATTGCGGGAAATGCTTGGTGGGTTTGTGCTGGTTCGGCGTCGTCTTGCTCTTGTATAGCGAAGCGTTTATCTACATTGACCCGCCAAACTTTCACTTGGTGTCCGTTGTGTTTTGCATCTTTGATAATGTCGATTGCCTTGTCACCAGGCACAACGTATGTTGACAATTCAATAGAATCTTCATTAGTTGAAGGCATAACAACTCGTCCAAACTTTGTTTGTTCATCAATTGAGTCGCCTTCAATACTTGTTGATCCATCTGTTTGTGCTGCAGGTAAAATTGCTTTACTTCCAACCGCTGCGCTCGTTGCTTGAATGAAGTACCAAATCTTTTTACCTAATGTGGGCGTGCCTTTTGTTGTTTCAACACCATTATCTACATATGCCATGTATATATCTCCTTTAAATAATTGCTGTCACAATAAAAATCACATGATAGACATCTCGTCCTACCGAATCGTCGGTAATTGTGTTTGATGTCACTCGTGTGATTTGTGGTGTGGCTTGTTTAATTCGTAATTTAACGCTGTAAATCGTTTCTTCCAGCGCCGATCTACTGTCAATTGAGTAGAATAGATCAATTTGTAAATCTGTTGTAAGTACCTCATAACCATTCTTACCAGAGGGTGCGTCATCATCAAAGTGAGTACCAATCACAATGAATGGTTCAGGTACTGTTGCATCAGGTAGTCGTGATTTAACTGGAATGTCGCCAGCTTTAAGACTGTCACGGATACTATTTATCAACGTATTCATTGGTGATGTCATCTAAGCCCTCCTTTCAGCAAGTTTTGAAGCTTTTGAAATAGAAACGGTGACTCTTGTTTCACGGCTGGTCGCATAAATGATTTGCCTGCCATCTTACGCGTACCAAATTCCTGATAAACAGAATATTCAGCACTTGAGGCAACATCTGCACTTAACATTCCGGTTTTTTCAGAAGCAATGTGTTGCTTCAAATACCCGGTGTCGACAGGGGCGTAACTTTTAGCTCTTTTTTCAACACGGTTGGCAGTATTTAGAATAATATTTCCGGCCTCTCGCTGAATAATTGATGGCTGCCTATTAAACTTTTTTATCAAGTCGTCAGCACCATCAAATGTGATTGTCATTTTTGATTTAGCCATATTACACCGAACCTATAATCACCACAGTGTTATGTCTTGCTTGTATAACCGCCTGTGGCTTTCTCTGAACTTCTTTATAGACAACATAATCAACTTGTTCAACTTTATTTTTAAAGTGAATAGCAAGTGCATTAGAGTCATATTTACCAAATACACCCATATTCATTGCTTGTGATACTCCAGTAATTCGGCACGGCAACCAATCTGATGTAATCAGCTTAACTTCGTCGTCCCAGCCGTTATTATCCACTTTCTGATTGGTAATGATTTTAACGCGGTCATTGTATCTCATCAGACAAACCTCGCTATGCCGTTGCCACCCTTTTTCTTGCGATACTTGGATAGATAAACAGCATAATCAGCCACATCATCATCAGACCACGTAGCCGTCACGTCACTCTCACCAGATGACTTTTTACCCTCGTCACCAATACGGTTAAAGCGTCTGATTGTGATTTCGCGCAACAACCATGACATCTCATCAGGAAACGTTGTAGCGTTGTTTCCGTCCTGATTGATGTAGCTTAGCAACCTAGCTTCACTATCGTCCAACAGCAGATTTAATAGATCATCTTGCTTGGTATCTGTGATTGACACAAGCAGTTTGACTTTAGTTAAATTATTAGTTTCATCTGCCATAGTTCCTCCTTAATGGGCTTCACACCCCATTCGACAGATTAAGCGTCTGTGTCGTTGACTAATGCTAATAAGTCAGCCTTTACAGCGCTTGATGAATAAGATACACCATGTGCATCTAACCACGCCTTGATTTCAGCCACTGTATTATCATCGGTTGGTTTAGCTGGCGTTTCATCAGCCGTGTTATTCGCCTGTACTGGGCGCTGCAGCTGCAATAGTTGCTTCGACAACACCATCTGGAATTTCAGTAAATAGCTTGAATGCACCAGTAAATACTGATTCCAACGTCAAGTTAGATACAGTCTTGTCAGAAACAACGGCCAACAAACCTGTTTCATCTGTGTAATCAACAAATGAACCTTTCAGTGGTGAATTAGCCATGTCGAGGTATGCCAACACAATGTTATCAACGGCGGTAGTATATACCTTACCTTGTGGAACTGAACCCAATCCAATCACGCGGTCTGCACCAATAAAGTTTTGCAACAACGTCATTCCGTATGCATTTGATGCGTCAGCTTGAATCGGCTTACCGGACATGAAATTAGCAACATCCATTGGATTAACGAACGAAACAAATGATTCCCCTTCAAATTCTGGAATTAGTTGCAATTTACCCCAAGATTGTGACAAAGCAACTTGAAGGTCATTTGAGTCAATTTTAGTTTTAGTTTCACCCAATGATGATACAAAGTCAGTCTTAACGCCTGATTGAATTTCACGCATCAAACGCTTGTCTGATTGGTCAATAGCAATATTTGCACCGTGACGTGCCACAGCTTCGGCAGAAACAGCACGGCGCTTCTTCAACCATTCAACCTTAACAGTACGGTCAAGCGCACGAGTTACCTTTGACAAAGGAATTGTTTCACCCTCACCGACTGTTGCTGCTGTATCCATATCAACAGCCCACTTGTACAAATTGATTTGCATATCAGCCGTCATTGGTTCTTTGCGAGTTACACCCAAAAGGGTTAATAGATCATTGATTGATGTTCCAAATTTGTTAACGAAGTCAATTGACTTAATCGTCCCCAAATCAGCCATCACGTTTAAATTATTTTCAGCCATGCTTATAGTTCTCCTTATTTAAATAAATTAATGTTTTCGGCAATCAGTCTCTGGCGTTCAACCGTGTCGGCTACTTTCAAAATTTCGCCTTTGGTTAATGCTCCAGTCCGACCACCTGCTTTCGGATTGTTGCCTTTAAGCTTTTCATTGACAGCAGCTTCAATAGCCTTGTCAAATTCTGCTTTAATGGCACCAATATTATTTTTTGTTGTTTCAGCGTCTTCTGATAGCACCATATCAACAAACGAATCAGGCAGACCGCTTTCTTCAAGCTGGTGTTTAGCCTCATAGCGATACTCGCGCATGTTAAGCTCTTTTTCACGCTTATCCAATGTTTCTTGCTTAGCTTTATCTTCCGCTTCTTTGCGTTCGGCAGCAGACATCTTAGCTAATTTTTCAGCATTGCTGATTTCTTCTTGCTTTTCCTCGTCCCACTTTGATTTAGCGGTCTGTAAAGCATTGGCGATACGCTTATCAACTTCGGAATCAAATTCCTTTGGCGTAAACGTCAACTTGTCATCTTGAGTTGCTGTTTGTTCTTGATTGTCAGTTGTTTCAGTGTCTGTGTTTGTTTCTTCTGTGTTAACTTCATCAGCCATGTTAAATTCTCCTGTATTTGCAGCCCATACACACTGTTACTGCTCTAATGTCCCATGCACACAGCTAAGCCCACACACAACTTTCATAACAGCCCATACACACTTATTTGAATAGGTTTAACGACGTGTTCAGGTCGATAAATTGCAATTAAAAATCCCAATCCATATCCGGTAAACCATCTACCGTGTCTGAATCGAGATATTTATTGTATTTAGTTAAATCACTTGCCGCCGGTACGATTGTACTTCGACAGTTAGGGTGCATTGCTGGTGCATTTGTTCCTGGTAAAAATTCACTGATTGGAAATGTTTGACCATTTAATTCACGACATATAGATGATGTTCGATTATCCATAACAGCCATGAATTCATACTCAGTAACACCCATAGTTCCATATCTTTTCGCTGTTGAAGCATTAGCAACATAAGTTGATTCAGTTCTTACTAACCGTTCTGTGTTTGGTTTAGTACCACCAAATGTACCACGCAACTTCTTAGCTGTTACACGTGGATTAGTGCCGTTAATAGCTGCCTTAACTAGCTCATCTTTCAACTTGTTAGCCAGAACATCATTATCACGCCATATTCTTTGCGAATAACTAGCACCGCTCCATTCCATTTGTAGGATTGATTCAATCTCACGTTCATTCAGCGTTTTGATTGCATTGCCAACCGACAAAGCGCTGTATATATATGCACTTTCCTTAGCTAGATATGCGGTAAACGTTTCTGATTGAGCGTTGCTAGCCTGTAATATCCTAAAATCAATCTCTAGCTTCAAAAGTTCTAATCGACTAATCTTAGATGTCATGTACTGTGCGTTTAATCGCTTTAACAGCTCTGGATTATCCTTATTCGACATTCGATAGGCATTCGCACGTTTCACATAGTCGTCAAGGTCAACAGCTCTCACACGTTTCCTAGCTTCATCATACGAGATTGTATTCTTATCTGCATACTTCTCATAGAAATCATCTATCTTTCGCGCAATATCATCAGACGCAGCTTGATATTCTTTCAAAATGGTATTAGTCAGTTCTGTGTCTTTAACATCTAGCAAATCCATAATTGCCTTTGTGCGCTTTTCCCAATAATTATCAGCCATTTACACCACCATCATCAGTTTTCAACTGTGAGTAACCAGTTTGCGTTTGAAAGTTATTAGCCTCTTGTTGTTTTTCATCAGACAACCGTTTCATCTCTGTATCAGCATCAACACCTGTAAATGTCTCAAGTAGCGAGAATAATGTCTCGTCACTGATAACCCCATATAGCTGTTTAAGCTGCGAGACACGTTCTTCATCATTCTGTGGCACGTTTGGTGTGAACTTAACTTGAATGTCGTTAATCAAGTCATACAAGCCCTCTTGCTTGCCTGTTGTTGATACGCTGTTCTTGATAGCCCACACATTACCAAGCAAACGCAAACGGCGCATAATTCCACGCGTCATCAGACGTTCTTTTGTCTTACGCAGATTATCATTACCCATGAGCTTGTACTTCATAGCTTCACCGGACTGTGTACCGGCAAAGTTCTGGTCATTAGTATCTGGTGTAAACGTGAAGCGTAGAATGTCATCAACTAAACGCTTTTTATATGCCTCGGCACCGGTTGAATCATACGTCTTAGTTAAATAGAACGCATTCGGATTGGGTCCGTCTGGATCACTATTATTATCCATTATCAGCATTCGAGCTTTTTTCATAGACTCGAATACAGACGTGCTAGAATTTGCAGTCAATACTGGTTTACCGTAATCATCAAGAATTGGTTCACCATCAGCGTCTAATTGATACTCTGGCTCTGCTGTTCCAGTTACTGGATTGCCAATCAACACTAGGTAAGCGTCATTCATATCTTGCTGAAAGTTAGCTAGTTCTGACTGTGATAGATCATAGGCATCAATTCCATCTAGTACGCTTTCAAAGTCACCCAATCGTTCCTCGTTGTTCTTATACTCGTTGATTGGCACACCATTATAAGCATGTTCGGCAACGTCAACAAACGTCATGCTGCTAAACGAAGATGATTCAGACTTATAGTAATATATCTTGTCTGCTGTATAGACTTCCACGAAGCTATTTGTATCGCTTTCGCTATAACTAATTTGATAAAAGCGCACACCGAACAATGAATTAGCAGCTATTGTGTCATCATAAACGACAAATGTTTGCTCTGGTTCGAGTTTGGTAATGCGCTCTTGTGCATTTGTATCTGAATAAACCAGCTCATAAGCACGTCCGTATATACTCAAATCTGTTTCGAGCAATCCGTCATGATAATCAGCACCGTTTTGCTTTGAAAATTCGTTAATCTTATCAAGCAAGTTTTCACTATCGCTGTCATAAGTAATTGGATTGCCTAACATATAACCTTGCATAAACACGGTAATGTACTTAGCCCAATCACTAGCAATACGATTGTCAGCGCGGTCTTTGTCTCGTCCTGTGTCACGATACTTAATGTTGTTGTCAGCTAGATAATAACGCTTCAACTCTTGCAAACGTGGTAACTGTCTAGATTGAAATGACGTGATGTAATCATTGACTTTTTCAATAAATCCAGTCGAACCCATGTCAACAATATTGTCAAAGTCATTAGCCGACATTTTAAACACTTCATTTGCTTGTGGTCCAAACCTTGTTTTAGTTAAAAAACCTATTGTCATAATTACCTTCCTAATCCTAATTGCTTAAATGCTTCCATGCGATCAGTGGTGCTCTTTCTAGTCATGATTAATGGCTCTGCTGCGTATCTCATGGCGTCCATCAAGTGGTTATTTTTATCGACAGCCTTACCAACCCAACCGCCCTCTTTGTCGGTATCATAAACATACGAATTAAGTTCTTCTATGGTGTATTCAAGCGCTGGCAATACATGTATTTTGAAGTCTTGTAAAAACGTAACACCAAACATGATTTCGTACTTGTGTGCACGTTTCATGCCTGATATACCTTTGTTTTTCAACTCTTGTATCATGCGGTCACCACCGTTAGCATAATCAGCTCTAATATCACCTTGTTGATAGCCATGAACATAGAGCCATCTAAATATTTCATCAGTTAGCATGTGCTGCTTATACATTTCTTTGTAGATATAAACATCTTTTGTCCTGCTATTGATTGCATACTCGATAAATGCAGTAGGGTCTGGTCCATATCCCCAATCCATTCCACGTACAATACGAGCGTCTTTAACAACTTCTCTAACGTCAAACTTCTCAACAATAGTGTTTTCATATATCAGACCTTCTGCAACGCCCCACTCGCCATCAACAGCAACTCTTGCACGTCTCGGATTGCGTTCCTTCATCTCTAAAAGACGATTAACGTAGTCTTCATCAAGAAATGGATTGTCTTTGTAGGTGGTTGTTATGGCTAATGAGTTATCAACCCTAGTATCTTCATCAAAGAATTTAGGTTTCAACCAATGACGTTCGTTCCAGGGATTAAATGTCAATATGGTTTGATAAAAGCCGTCTGGATCATCAATCACACCACGCATAGATTCATCAACCGTTTCAAATGATTCTTCTAACTCCATTTGATAGGCTTCTTCAACCCATAAGCGACACAAGTTACCAGTCTCAACAGATATTGACGTGATAGACAGTGGTTTATCAGCACCGCGGAACAGTATCTTTTGTCCTGTTGGTTTATACGTTATTTCAGGCAGTGAGCCATTGAATTGAAAAAGGCTACCAACGCCCATGCGATTAGCAACCTTTTGTAATAATGTGAATGTTGATTGTCTGTTAGTGTTTGCGTATCGTCTCAATACAAGCCAGTTCACGTATGGTTTTGTCACAATATCAAGAATAACCTTAGTGGCTACTCCCTCGCTTTTACCACTACCACGGCTACCTTTGTAAGCTATGTACCTTGCCTTACTATTGAACAAAGGTGCATAAGCTTTGCTGACCATTTTAGGTAGATTCCAATTGATTGTAGGCATTAAATATCCTCCTCAAATGGATTGATGTTAATAGTGATGTCGCCGTTATTACCAGATAGCAGCTCTGCTTTCTTTTGTGCAATATCAGCTTCAGCGCTCAACTTGCGTATCTGCTGTTCAATAAGCTTGTCGTTGTTTGGATAACGTTTAAGTATCTCTTTCAAAGCGCTAATTCTTGTCTTTAAATCTGCTTCTTTCTCGACTTTCTCAACGCTCACAGGAGTTGCCACAACGACTGTTTCTTTCTCTTCACCTCTAGCTATACTAGTAAGCAATTCAACGGCTTCTGTGTAGCTCATAACACGGTTTGAGGCTATGTCAGTCATGCACCTTTCTATGTATTGCTTTAATGTAGTATTTTGTAGTAATTTTGGGGCATTTGTATTAGCATATTTTTTGCTATAACCAGCTTCAATTGCTGATTGAGTAGCGTTTCCGGTCTTGATATACTCATCAGCAAACTTCTTCTGCTTTGGCGTTAATTTCATGTCATTGTGTCACCCCCTTTCAAATTCACTGCAAAATAAAAAGGCAACAATCTATAATGATTGTTACCTATAACTAATTATTACTTTTTTCAAGTATTGTCTCAATTTCATCTATTGTTAATAGCATGACATGCTTATTTTTAGTACCACCAAAACCTTTTTCTTCAAATTCAAATTTTTTATAAAACCCCAAAGCAGAGTCTAGACTAGTTAAAGTAACTATTGATGCTCCCACATATTGATGCACAGTGACAATAATATCTTTAAAAGCTAAATTCATCAAGGTTCTGCCAATTCCTCGCTTTTGGTATTCTTTATTGATCGCAAAATATTGAATATCTACAGCGGGATATATTGAAAACGTACCATCCTTGTATACCGAATGTGCCTTTTTATATTTGGAAAATAATTCTAAAGTTGTCATTGTCAAACAAAAGAATCCAACTAACACGTTGGATTCTTCGTCAATTAAAACTTTAGTATGCAACAGATGATTTTTCTCATATATTTCTAGATTGTTACTTATAAAAGATTCAATGTAATCTGGTTCTGGAGTTTCAAATCTTTTAAAT